GCAACAGCAACGCCATTGGTAATGGTAATATTTGCTTTTGCATTTCTTCCACTTCCAGTGATATTTGTAAGCGGTACACCATTAAATTGGAAAGTTCCCGAAGACGGTGTATAACCAATTCCTGCATTAATAATATTCAGAGTGCCAGTTGCAATACCAGCATTACCTACATAATCTGCAGTTGCATTTGTTCCTTGCTGTAGGATTGTGTTTCCTAAAGCAAGTCCACTATCTTGTAAAGTTGAACCCAATCCAACTCTAATATTCCTTGAATTTAAGTTTATAGAATTTGGTATCAGAGTTGCAATTTCATTATTTCCTTCCGATAACTCAGGACTATAAAATTCTACAGATCCACTTGGTACAAACTCCGCTCTGTATAAAGTAAATTTAAGGTCTTCCCACTGACTTGGTTCCCAAGTAGAAGCATTTTGAGATTTAAATAGAGATCCAAGATAAGGTTGATTGGAAATAAATGTCTGAGTGATTAAATCAGTTTCTCCAATTCTTGATATGTATACGCTATATTTGGTTGAGAGTGATGCAAGGCATATGCAATACTCTGTTCCTCCTTCAAGATAAACTGGTGCTTTGAAATTGAAAGTAGTTGGAACAGATCCGTCTGCAGATACGTTTACTTCGGATGGATTCAGAATAATCTCTGAGAATGGGATCACCTTTTGTGTTGGGAATCCTCCTTGCATTGTTCTGAGTTGGAAAGTTACTGGTATGTCAAGGTCATCTTTAGAACTAAAGAATACTTCACATTTTGTTAAGAATACCCCAGTCTCATCTTCAACTAAGAAAGATTGTGCAAGAGGATCATACCACTCAACAACTGTTCTTTGCCTTTGTATTGTAGAAATTGTATTTGTTGCTACAAGTTGCGTTCCTGTTGTTCTAGCAGTTGCTCTATCTTCAAACTCTTGTTTATTTTCAATTCTAGCGTTTCTTACTGAAATAATATTTTCTTGTACTGTTTCTAGAGTTCCACTAGATACAAAACCTTCCTCAGCAATTGTTGTTGCATTATTTTGGTCGTTAATGTTGTTATTAACTAGAGTGAATACCTTATTTCCAGTTTCAAATCTTGGATTATTTGTTAGATTTGGGTTTGGAATATAAAGACTACCAATCAGAGTTGCAGAAATGTCAGAAATTAGTCTTACATCGGCAACAGTAGCCTGAGCACCACTTGTTTGGCCAACAAGGATCATATTTTGCTCTACCCAACCTGAGAATCCACCCTCAGGTTGATTTGATAATGAAAAAGTATCAATATTCAATACTGTGGAGGTTGATGAATATGTTGAAGGTAAACTTTGTGAATTATATGGATTGGTTAAAAATACAGTTGATGGACTATTATATGCACCTTCCTTATGGTTTGATTGAGCAACTCTAAATGTAATTCTTGGATCAGTGTTTCTAGAATCTATCGGTAAAATTCCTGTTGGTCTTGATCTTCCAATAACCGTTTCCCCAACTTGGAAAACTCCAGAAATCATATTGATTTCTAAAAGTTTTGGAACACAGAAATTAGTAACATTTTGTCCATCAAAGAATGCATACATCTGAGTAGATGGTTTAATTCTCTTGGCAATAAATTGAATATTTCTCGATCTCATAAATGAAATCAAGTTTCTACTAACAACTCTATCACCTGCAGATGTATTATCAAATTGTTCGGAAACAACAGTTCTTATTCCAGTTCTTGTTTGGATTCCAGTGTCTCTTACTTCTCTTAAAGTGTCTTGAACAACAGTGTCAGTGACTGTTTGTGTAAAGGACCTACGTTGTCCTCTACCTCCGGGTCCTTGAGTTTCTATATCGCCACCACCACCAAGTGTTCTCTGTCTTGTTGTTTCAATAACTTCTTGTCCAGTCCAATTTGTTTCCCAAGCATTCCAAATAGTTGGAGAGAATCCAGTTTGTGGATCTACATTGAGAGTTCTGGAAGCCAATTCAAGAGTCTCCGCATAATTACCTTCAGTATTAATAATTTTTGCTTCCAATCTAACAGTATCAACCCAAGTATCCGATGCTGGAGTTAACTCCATGGATCCTTGCCAGAAACTTACTAAAAATGGAGTAACACTTTCTGTTCTAGTACCAAAGGTTTGTTTTAACCATTCTATTTCAGAATAGTTTAACGTTATTGCATCTCCAGTTTTCTTAACATTTGTTCCCTCTATTGATGAGAAAGCCAAATCTCTGTTAGGATCTACATTTGTTACAGGTCCAGGAATCAAATCAATTGAATCAGTATAATGTTCTGGTCTAAGTTCCTTGTTCTTTATATCAATACTATTATTAAATTTAACAGAATCTTCTTGAGCAAGAAGTGAAGTGAAGTTATCTACAAAGAATCCAGACTTAAATCTGTTGAGACCAGATGAATCAGGAACAAATAAATTTGATGTATTTGCCTCTAATAAAGATAATGCTGTATAATATTCTAAGTTTTTAATTCTGTTTTCAAGTTGCTTAATATCAACCATTCTATATCTCTTATGCTCTAAGAATGTCAATGAAGCTTGAGATATATTATAGAGGTATGGTGGAAGTGCAATAGATGCTATTTCTAAAGAATCGTCAACTGAAACTGGTTTTTCTGGTTTTTCTGCCGGAGTTCCATATTTGATTTGGAATTTTCCATCCTTAGTCAAGTAAACTCTATCAATTCTTCCAAGATAGAATGAGAAATTTGTTACTATTGACTCGTTAGACGCTAAAATATTTGCTGCAGAATTTCCTGAAGAAGTAAATGTTCTTCCATAGAATTCTAGTGGAGATCTTGAATTCTGTGAAACTGTATAATTAGAAACTCTAGGTCTTATATCAATAAGATCTGTATTTCTAATAGAATTTACAGTTTGAATTTCATTACCATAGTCAAATCCATCATACGAATTTGTTGTTGTAATGTCTCCGTCATCTGAAGATTGATAATATCCATTTGAAAAATAAATTTTTATTTTTCTATTTGGTTCTTTTGAATCAGACTTTCTAGTAATAAATCCATAATCATAGAAAGACACATTCTGTCCATTGTCGTATGTATAATTGAATGAAATATTGAAACTTGGAGTATTTAAAGTAGTAACAATAGCTTGAATATTAGATTCTTCAAATACTACAATTTCACCCTCTTTAAAGTTAGTATTATTTTTTACAATAAATGATATTTGTGAATCAGATAGTCTTTCTGCACAAATAGCACTGGCACCACTAGTTTGGCCAGTAAACATTTCACCGATTATAATATCGGAAGTTTTACCTGTAGGTCCGGTGATTGATGATAAAATAACCGTTGGTGCTGATGGGTTTGATGTATCTGGAGATTCATAAATTGCATGAATTTGAATAGCATCAGGAACATTTAACGAAATATTTTCATCTTGAACTCTAGTTCCATATGGATAATTTCCATATGATAGCCCATCATTCAAAGTTGTTGATCCTATTCCCGAAGATGAATACTTTGATTTGTCAACTATTAAACTATTAACTCTGTTCTTAATTTTTACCTTTGCTTTTGGTTTAATTTTTTTCAGAGTTGTAACTAACGTTGCTCCAGTATCATTTGCACCTAAATTGTAAATCTGAAGTTGTGTTGAACCATTAATTAGAGAAACTTTATCAGCAGTTAGAGTTTCTGTTTTTCCGTCAGATCTAATTAATAGATATCTTTCTGGGTCAAATGGCAAAAATGTTTCATTTGTTCCAGAAGTAACTGCCGTTGAAAGTTGGTTATCTAAAATATTAACAGTATACGATTTCCTAATTGTCAATGATGCATCTGTTAAATCTACCTCAGATATATTTGATTTTGGTAGTTTAGTGTAAAACGAATTATCTGGGGAAGTTTCTAAATTAGTTGCAATAACTTTTAAATCTGTGACCTGTAGGGTTGTTGATGGAAGACTTCCTTCACAAACACCAAAAACAGTTGTTACACCGGAAATAGTTACTTGAGTTGTTCCTACGCTAACAACAGACGCAAAAACTGGATCCGATGATGTTTGATTACTAAACTTCAAAAGATTGCCAGATTTAAGGTTTCTGGGGAACAATGGATTTGTGCTTGTAACTGTGCTAATTCCAAGTGAATTATATGCACTGATTGTAGAAACACCAATTAAAACAGCATCCGATTGAATTGTATCTGCAGTAAATGTGGATGCAGAACCAACAATACCGTATACGGATTTTACATCAGAAATTCCATAAGAAGTGACTGCAGTTGCAACTCTATTATTTTCAATTCCATTAAAGATAAAAGGTTCATTCTTTGAAAACTCGCCTGTCTTTTCGTAAACAGTTAAAGCAGTGCCTGCGGAAACTGAACTCTTAAGGAATGCTGTTGCACCACTATATTTTCCTTTTATAAAAGTTGGAACTGGTAATGTGATGGGCTCATTTAAAGTAATTTCTGTTACAGTTTGAATATCATACAGAGAAATATTCCATTCATTTAGTTGAGGATTATTTGAGTTGTATGATCCAGAATCTAATCTAAAATCATATACTCTACCAACTCCAATTTCTTTTCCTACAACAGAAGTTGAGTTGAAACCAACCCTAGAATCTCTTAAACTTAAAATATAAGTATTTCCTACACCAACAGTTGGAGCTCCATAAACTCTATTGAGTTTTAGTGTTGAACCTGTATTATAGTTAATTGATTGATTTGTTAAAGTCTTTGTGGTTCTTGGTTTTGGTACATCTAAAAAAGTTGCACTAATAGTTTCAATTTCATATCCTTTAACAAAAGCTTTTCCTGGAGATATTTGATATAATGCAAGATCTTCTGATGGAACTGATCCACCATAAGTTAATTGATTTGCAGTGAAAACACCTTTATTTCCAAGATTATTATTTAAAGACTCCTTGACTGCTAAATCAAATGGATTTACATAATAATCTCCGGATTCGGAATATGTTCTTCTTGCAAGTTCATCTTCTAAGATGCTATAATCCGTGGTTTTCTTTTGTGATCTTAAAATTCCATTAGATATTGTTGCAAGTTCAATGAAATTGTTATCATCAAAATCATCTAAACTTTTTTTGAACAGAGATGTTGTAATTTTTAATCTATCTGCTCCTGGTGCAGCATAGTTATTAAAACCGTTTGAATTATCATTTAGAAGTGGATCAAGATCCGCATTGATAATTTCTTCAGTAATTAAAAGACCTACTCTGTAACTTGGTTTATTTCCATATTGATCCAAAAGAATGGTTTCATCATTTACATTTAAAAACTGTCCTTTTGCAAAATAAACTCCATTAGAAATTGAAAATGCGGATCCAGTAGAAGTTGAATTTGATGCTGCTGTTGAGGCAAAAGCTTCACCCGAAGCAATAATTGTATTTGCCGAACTTATTGTTATATTTGAAGAAAGAAGTTCTCCATCAGAAAACTGAAGTGTTGTATTATCTTGAGAATTTGATCCTAGATAACTGACATAAAGTGTGGTGCTTCCTCTTTCTGATTCGTTAGATAAAATTATTTTGTTAACGACTGCAGTTACTCCAGAAGTTAATCCCGTTATTTTTGCACCTACAATCTGATTAATATAATCGGAAAGAGGGACTCCGAGATAATTGTTATCAAGTTCTACTGCATAATATGAAGAACTATATGCAGTATTTCCTGGTATTACTTTTGCACCTTCTTTGAAAAAATGCTGACCAAATTTTTCAATTTGGTTTTGGAGAATTGACTGTAGTGTTGTTAATTCTCTAGCTTGAACAGGATAACCTGGTTTGAAAAGAACTTTATAATAGTCATTATTTGCATCAAAATCGTCAAAATATGGTGCTACATTGAGATTTGTTTCCTGTGACATAATTCTTTAGAACTGCAAAATGACTTTAATATCTTCTTTTTGGCTGGTTGATCTTGTAATTGAAGGTCTATTATCCACGTAAATAATATTTCCAGAATATTTTTTGACCTCTGGTTGTGCTACACCTTGACTAAAAGATTGACCTAGGTAGTATGTTCTATTATTTATTACGGTAGAAACACCTGTAAATGATGTCTGTATTGATAATGTTGTAGACCCACCAAGAATACTTATTGACCCACCACCATTTGGGTTTGAAGTAAACTTATTTAATTGGAACCCATAAACTGGTCTTGTGTTTTGAGTCCCATTAGTATTAAATCCTGCGGTTGTTCTATCCTGCCAGTATTTTAAAACACCAGTTGTTTGGTCATATGAAATAACTCTACCAACTGCAGTAGATCCAACTCCAATAGTTTGTGTAATAAAAGAGTCTGGAGTAAAAGATGCTGAACTGTAACCTGATCCTACTAATTTTAAAGCATAAACTGCACTTGCTTTATCTAGACCTAAATTTTCAGAAGAATTATATGCTTCTGGATTTTGAACAATTCCAATCCTAGCAATTTGATTTCCTGTTATAAAATCTGGATTTTCCGAATCATTTTCAATTCTTGAATATATCAAAGCATTTCTAGCACCAAGTTCTCTGTAAATATTTGCACCATGTCCTCCTTGAGGGGGAATAATTACGTTAAAAATTGGACTTGTTGATCCAGTCGGAACATTTCCTGAAGCAAGATCCAATGTTCCAAAAGTATATCCAGATCCACCCGAGGAAATAGTTACTGATTCTATTTTTGAATTATTATTAATTACAACTGTCGCTTCCGCGCCAGTTCCATCGCCTTTAATCGGCACTCTTGTATATGTTCTATTTGCTGTTCCTAACCCAACACCTCTGTTTGTAATCGTAACAATTTTTAGTTGTCCACTTGTTGCAGCATTATCTCTCACAGAAGCATTATCGGTGCTTGTCTCCCAATCTGTTGGGACAGGCATAAAATTAGTGGAATCAAACTTTATAATGTCGCTTGGTTTAATTGTATAAAGATATTTCCAAATGTATCCATCACCACTTGTTCCCGCTTCTCTTGGTTCCAAATCAGTAAAGGTTGGTTCATCTAAAGATGCTCTTCCAGAAGGATTTTCTGGATTAGTTCCATTTTGAAGGCAAATATAAACCCTATAATCAGAATTGACTACATAATAATTTGCATCATACAAACTAATGGCGTTTGATGGTTTTGATGGATTTTCTGCTTTTATGTCATGTCTATACATGTCATAAGTAACTCCAGATTGCCAAGTTACTTTTCTGACAACTTGTTTAACGTCACTAGAATTAACTTTCTTGAGAGCAATCATTGTGTCCCAATAATTGTTCTCTTCATCAAAATTGTCTCTGGGATCAGGTGGAGAAGTATCCCAAGAAGAACTCACTTGAGTTGCATTAGGAAGTGC